CTTGACAAATGAAGGTAAAGTTACAGGTGGAATGAGGAACTTTATTGGAGACCTTAAAAAGAAAATTGATTCTAAAGATGATAAAGTTACTAGAGGTGAAATATTTACTTTAGGTAAAAAATATGGTTTAACTGATAAAGCTGTTGCTACAGCTGCTAAATTTATGTCTGTCCCTGAAAGAGCTTTAAGAAGAGATGCTTTTATGGCTCATTATATAAGAGCATGGGAAAGATTTGGAGGTTCTATAAAAGACCCTAATCATCCGTTTTTAATAGAGATGGGTAAAAAAGGTGTAAGAGCTACTCAATTTTTATATGAAGCTCCTAATAGGCCTTTTTTCGCTAGAACTGCTTTAGGTAAGGTAATGACTAGGTTTCAGCTTTTCGCATGGAATTCAGTACGTTTTCGTAATGATGTAAATAGATTGGCTAGAATGCATGGCTACAAACAGGGAACTGCAGCTTATGATAGATTTAAAAGAACTATGACTATAGACTTACTTGTAATAGCTATGGCTAATATGTTTAATTACAGTTTATTTGACACTGCAATGCCTCAACCTTATTCATGGATGCAAGACACAGCTGAATGGATGTTTGGAGATGAAAAAGAAAGAGAAAAAGCATTTTTTGGAACGTACCCTACTGCTATAGCACCTTTGCAAATAATATCTCCTCCGTTTTTAAGGGTTCCTGTTACAGGATTACAAGAATTAATTAGAGATGATTATACCAAGTTTAGTGAATATCATGTATATTCAGCATTTCCTTTTGGAAGAATGATAAGAGATGTTGCTCAGCCTGACAAAGGCTTATTAGATAACCCTTCTAGACTATTAGAGAAAATGGCTGGAATACCTATAAGAAATATTCAAAGGTACACAAGTCAAAGAAAGAAAGATATTGAAGAGGGAACTAGATATAAAATACCAAGAATAGGAGTATATGATTAATGGCGTGGGATGACATAAAAAATGTGGATATATTATTAAATCCACCTGAAACAATTAAACCTAAAGATACAAGAGATGATATGTGGGAATTAGGTAGAAAAATGGCAGAACGAGGTGTTAAGCCATCTGAACCTCATAGAAGTCTTAAAGAATATATAGAGGAAGCTTTAAAGAGTATCAATTTCAAGTAAACCCATTTGTATTTTTTCGTTACCTGTATCAATATTATATAAGCCAACTTTAGAAATGCTTAAATCATTGTCATTTGTCATTTTTTTAAAACTTTCAATGGGCGTCTCTTCTCGTTTGTCGTAAACTTCTTTATCTATCATAACTTCTTTTTTATAAGGTTCTACCTCTGATATATACATCTTGCTATCCTGCTTTAAGTACCTACCTACATTTCTGTAAAAATCTTTGTGTATTCGCCAATCTATATCGGAAGGTCTTAAATCTTCTCTCATATGCCCTAATGGATGACTCTTTTGTATATTTACGTAGTTAGGAGGGTTAGATACGACTATATCAAACTTTTGTTTTGGAACGCTTTTAAGATTATCGCTATGATATACTTTTGCATTATAACCGTTTCTTTTTATAGTTTTATTTAAGTGATATACTGCTTTTCGATTAATATCAGCTGATACTAACTCTTTGCATATACCTAGCTCTAACAACCATAGCCCTATCCATCCTGGCCCACAGCACCATTCAAAGCACTTATCGACTCTAATATCTTTTAAATATTGGGCAAAGACTGGGGCTAGAACTCTTCCTCCCCCATCTAAATCTTTTGTGAATTCAACCTTTTTAAGCCAATTTTTATAATCGGTCATTAGCTTTCTTTTATATGCTTTTCTATTATTATATAAGGATTGTAATAATCTGAACAATCTATGTGAAATACCACACTTGCATCATCGTGGAAAACTCCATCTTCATCTACAAAACCTCTAGAGCATTTGTAAGATGGAGCACTAGGACTTATAAGCTCTTTACATACAGGACACTTAACCATCTTGATTTACCATTCCCCAAAGAAGACAAAGGTATACAATTACATCCGTCATTCTACCTCTTACATCTTCTCTTTGACTTTTATGCCCTTTTACATAAGCACATATACCGTCTATATGCTTTAAAAGGTATACTAATAAAACTTCTTTTCTATCGATGTCAAGATTGTCTGCAATCTTTTCAAAGTTAGCAAAAGCATTATCCTTTTTTCTTGCGTACTCTTTTTGACCCGCTGCTCTCACCGTTTGTATCTCCTTGAAGATTTGGTTTATCAGCGTCTCCATTTGCTTTTGCGTCATTTTTTTTCCATTCTTTAACTTTTTTATCGATAAATTTCTCAAAATTGCTTCCATCATTTTTCATTTCTACATATAAACTAAACGCTTTTTCTAGTTCCTGTGTCATACTTCCAACCATATCTAATTGTTGCTTTAAATATAGAACACTAGATGCAACTTCTTTTATAGTAGGTTTTTTCTTAAAATTCGCCATAGTTAACTAACTGTTAATATCAAGTATCTCAACCTGAAACCCCACAGTATTCCCCCTTTTCTTTCAATTTTAATAGATTTTTACTTAATTTTTTATTATATCTATTTAAAGCTTCATCAGCTTCTTTAGATATTCCTTCCATTTTTTTTGATTTAGAAGCCCTATTTAAGGGCTCAATATCAACTTTAGGACTGACTAATTTAACACTTATAGGTTTCATTTCAAAATACTTTTTAATAGCTGTTTTTAAATTACTTCCAACTTGTGTTTCTATTCCTATTATATCGTCTATAATTGTTCTTATTTCTTCATAATCCTTTAAGTAACTCATTTTCACCTCCTCTGAATTTCATTATATTCTTAGCCCCTTTGTTACCTGGCTTTCCTTCTCTATTTAACATTTCTAGAGTCTCTTTGTCTATATCTTTTAGTATTAACTCATGATAGTTTTTATTAAGTATTCCATATCTACCATTTGCTCTATAAACTGGATACAACCCCTTATTTCCGCACATGAATAAAGGGTTATCGCATATCCAGTATCCTTCTTTCTCCTCACTTAAACAAGAAAAGTATTTTTTATTCTTTTCAAAAACCATTAGTTAAGTCCTCCAATGGAACTAAGGCTAATTCACTTGTATCATTATCTCCGCCCATTGTCATTCTTCCTCTTCCATATTTAACACTATGCTTTACTATGATTTTAAGTAAATCAATTGGCCACATATATATACCAACTATGTCACCTTCTAATGTTAATACTTGACACCACCAATCAGCTTTAGTGGTATTTAATCCACTTAATTTACCTCTTGAAGAAAGTTCTATAGCTATATTACCTGTTTTTTTCCACTTATCTCTTTCAGTTTTTATTTCAACTTTTCCAAGAGTAAGTATTTTAGCAACACTTTTTTCAAACTTTTCTCCAAATTCTAAATCAACGTCAAACTTATTGTTTTTGTTATACTTTAAAGCTTGGTAATCTTTTAATCTTTCCACTACGTTTACTCCTTTTGTTTCTATCATTTGACTGGTGTTCTCCCATTTATTTTACATTGATGTAAGTATCTTTGTCTTTTATGCCCAGTCCAAGGCGTAAAATGTGTATAATCCCCTGATTTCTCTCTTCCTGTAGAAGATATATCATTCCTTGTAAGAAAGTTAATATATTCAGTTAGTCTCATTTTAAATGCCTCCATACTGTTCTTTTAGATACTTTGTATTTACTTGCTATCCAATCGATAGACTTTCCCCTTATTTTTCTGTACCATATTAGCCAGAATCTACTTCTTATTTTTCTTGGTCTACCCATTAGGCAACCTCCTTCTCTCTATTCCATAAGTCGGCATATCTTGAAATTTGTGTATTTTACCAGTATTATCATATTGCCAAACAACCTTGTTATTATCGCAATAGTAGAGCATATCCTTATCTCCCCATTGTCTATGTATTCCCTTACTCATCTTCTGTTACCTCATATAATTTGTTAAAAGTTTTTTTGTCCATTTGTTTCCTTGTCATAAAGGAGCTAATAGCATCCTCTATGCTTTTAGAAGGAATACTATCTACTCTGCTTCTATCTGATTTTAATCTTAATACAAAATTCATAATTTCTCCTTAATTTTAGGGCAAACTAGTGATTGACATTGCTTAATAGCATCCGACTGCTACAAAAATCCACAAGACTACCAACCTTGCTGAAATCCAACTGCTCACCGTTGGCGTGTTGTTTGCCCTAAATTTTAGCCCTGCTCGGTAGTCCTGTTTCATACTGACGGGAGTCTTACGGGCTTATCATTAACTAAAATATGTATCTTATCTCTTGCCAATTAACATTATCATTCATCATTGTTTTAAATGTTTTTATATATTTACTCTTATAAAAACGATTATATCTTATGTTCTCTCCTCCATATTCAGATGTTTTATTTTCTTGATATTCAGGATTCCATAAATACTCTTCGCCTTTAGTGTTATTTAAAACATTATAATTATGCATATCTAAATTATGAGTTAAAAAGATACATTCTGCTTTTACTTTACTTTTTATTTTATCGTCAACTATCTCATCAATTAACTTAAATAACTTTGTATAACCATCTACAAAGTCGTCATACATTATTATAGGAGAATAGTTTACATGGACATCATAACCAGCTTCATAAAAGTCATTTATTGCTTTTATTCTGTCTATAATTTTAGATGTACCAGGTTCTAGTTTATCTGATAATACTTGAGGCATCACACTAAATCTTATACGAATCTTTCTTTTAGCGTCATACTTAAGCATATTCTTGTTTACATATTTAGTAGCTGCAGTACCTAATGCTTTCTTATTCTCTTTAAAATAATCAAACAAATACTCCCAATCATGATACTTTAAATGCAATACATAGTCTTCGTTACAACTAAAGTCATATGTATAGTATTTTTCATGCGTTTGATTGGGTATTTTAGGCCACTTTATTAACCAAAGATGTCTATCTAAAGCATCTAATATTTCATGTGTATTTGATGCTATAGTAATTCCTTTTTTTACACGTCTACGCATATAACAATAGTTACATTTATATAAACATCCATATCCAAAACTAGGAGTAATAAAGTCACTACTTCTACCTGAATCTCTAATAATCATTGCTTTTCTATTAACGTACTTCATACTCCCTCCTTTTTTTAAAAATCTCTACTTGATAATTTTCTTAATACATACTTTTTTAACTCTATATCTTGATGATTCAACCACTTTAATAACTTGTTAAATTTCTTATCTGTTAAAGGGCCTTTTCTTGTATTACAACGCATACAAATCATTTGTAAGTTAGGAAGAGTTGAATCACCACCCAAAGAAAGAGGGTGTATATGGTCACATGCCATATTATTGACCAGCAACTTCGTATCGCAATAGCGACACTTCCTTCCATAAGATTTATATAAAAGGTTTCTAACTTCTTCAAGCGATATTTCAAATTTGACTTCATATTCTTTGCTCCTTCTTTTTAGAGTTGTCCTTAAAGTAGAAGACTTCTTCATAAGTCTATGAAACACCTTCTTAGCAAATTGCTTGTGATGTTTTTTTAGTTTTCTACTAAATTTTTGTTCCCATATTGTCAAGCCTTTAGGGGACTTGCGTCCCCTTTTAGGCTTTATGCTATTTTTAGGCATGATATATCATCTCTTTCTGATTACTATGATTAAATCCCAATACAAACTGAGTTTCAAATCTCCATAATCCTAGCATTATACCATACACTTTTCCAGTATCGTTTTCTAAATGTAACACACCAATCTTTATTAAACTAAATAATTTAATTGCTGTGAATTCATTCATTAAAAGTACTTGTATCAGATGTTTCATTTGTTCTCCTTAATCTGAAACTAGGTGTCCATTCTACATGCGTATCAAATAGTTCTCCGTCAGTGTTTTTAAATAGCTTGACAGCCCTTTCTTTTGATTTAGGCTGGCCATTTAAACCAATAACTTTTCTTGATGCATTTTCTATTGCACCTGAACCTTTTCCTGCATATAAATCTAACACTTCGTTTCGGCTATATTCCCGACTAACTTGAGAGATTTGTATTACGATTAAATCATTGTTTACAGCCATATTAGATAATCCGTGAGATATATATTTTATCTTTTCATATTCGCCTCTGTAACTTACAGGAGTGTCGACTAAATCAATATAATCTATAATTACTAATTGTGGTTGTAATTCTCTTACTTTTTCATATATCTTATCCAAAGTAGGAGATATTGTTTGAATCATAATATGCTCTAACTCTTCCTTATGCGATTCGTACAGCATTTTATAATGACTGTTTACTTCTTCTTTAGGTTTACCTGAAACTATCTGTAAATGCCTTCTATGCATATACCAAGACGATAATTCTAATGAAAGAAATAACGTGGGTATTTGCCATTCTTTTACTATTTGATTATTTACGAAATCAACTCCTAATGCTAGGTTTTGAGCAAATGTAGTTTTATTTGAACCTGTAGGTCCAAATATAGTAACTAATTCGCCTGGATATATAGTTGATTCTACATCCAAGCCTAATGCTCTGCTTAAGTCGATTGTTTTACCACTAAAATCAGTAGTCAAACGTTCTGCTAGTTCTCCTTGCATTTCATCAGATGATTTAATATCTACTAAATAATCTTTTCTATTAAAATGAACGCATTGCGTTTTACAGTGTTCCACCATAACGCTATCATGGCATCCATACTTATAGTTTCTATTGTATACATTCTCTACCATTTCCATTATATCATTTTCAGGCATACTTTTATTATTCCAATGCAACATACATACTTTTGCATAATGGCTAGGTATTCCGTGCCTTTTAAAGTGTGATATAATTCTCATTGCTGTAACATGTCTGCTTCCTTCTTTTGCTCCATTATTAAGCATTGATTGTACACAAGGTATTATTTTATTCGGTTCTGATATTTTGTTAAATACTCTTACATTTGGTACTTCTGTTACTACTGAGCTTTCTAGCTCACCTTCACCTTCTAAAACATGATATTGAAAGTCTGTTCTTTTATCTTTAGCTAGGTCAAAAATATCTTTAGGGTTACAATTCATAACTTCATCTCTAGTTAATGGAATTTTATATAATCCTGTTTTCTGATTAGGTGTATGCTGCAGTCTATATATACCAGTTCGCATATATATACTCGCATCCACGTCAGGTTGCAACTTCTTTATAGTTTGTTTGACTATATAAGGTAAGTCGTTACCAGGTTTAAAATTGAATAATCCCCCTGAAAGAATAAGATGATATCCAGAGCCAGAGAAGTAAGATTGAAA